TGCACCATTCAAGTCGCCAAGACCACCGACGATGGTTGTCGTTGTGCCTGACACCTCGTCAACACCGGCAAACAATATTTCGATTGTCTTCTTAACGTCTGCCATTTTCAAGCCTTGCGTTTTTGTCTTCGTAAAAGATTGACCAAAGCTCCGACTCGTCTGGGGTTAAAAACCCTTGCGGGAAAATGTCGGGCCTGACCTCAAATAAGAATCTGCCCCGCTGGTCAGCAAGAATAAGTGCGTTCCTTATTTCTTGGTCTTTCCAGAGGGCTTCGGCTTTCCCGGCTCTTTCCCAAGTCCGGTCAGCTTTAGAATTTCATTGGTAAGGTAGAAAAACACGGTCGGGTAAGTGTCGGCCAGCTTGACGGCCAGCTCTTCAGAACATACCGGTTTGACCGATCCAAGCACAAGGATTTCTTTGCGGCGCACGATGTCGCCAGGCACTTCGTCGGTAGCAATTCCGAATAGTTCCTTGAAAGCGTCCATCTTTTCCGAGTCATCCCCGGTCAGGGCTTCAGACAGCACAGCAAGCGTTTTGTTCTTTGCACATGCTTCGTTGACCATTGCCGATTCTGCGCCTGTTAACCCTCTGACCTCCCATGTCGGCTTGCCATTTTTGAAAAACTCCGCAAGCTCTTTTACTTCAAGTGTTGCCGTTCTTGCTTTAAATGGCGACTTCATAAATGACTTATCATCAAACATTGCACACCTCAAGTAATGCCCCCGGCGTGACCCGGGGGCCGTGTTGATTAACTGGCGAATTCTGCGCTTGCCTCTTCTGGGCTGACGGTCATTGACGCTTGTGACTGCCCGGCGACCTCAAAAGTTCTCGCAATGCCCAGAACACCTTGTTGCAAGATGTACGCGGGCTTGTTCCGGTCTTGGAAAAACTTGAAAGTCAAGACGCTGTTTTTCGCTGCAACTTCCGCGTCAGTGATACCGTCGTCAAGCAATGCTGTGAAGCTGGCTTGCCCGAGGCTTTCTGAAGTAGAGTTGATCGCTCCGCCGTAATACTCCTCAGTGCTGGTCGAGTGAGAGGTTTCAGCAGGAACGAAAGCAGATGTTTTTTTCAGGTCGGCAAGTACTGGGGTGTAATACTGAGCGTAAACACCCTTTGGCACACTGCCTGTATGACTCAAAGGCAGAGCGTCTGCAAGCTCGACGTGTGCGTTGACTTGAGCTGACAACAGGGCGTTAGTACCCTTGCCGATGTTGTTTACAGTGTTCCCCGGGAAGTCGCTGCGCTCTGTGTGCTGACCGACGACTTGGAAAATCTCGGCTGCGGTAATCGGTGCAGCTGTTGACCCAACAGTGCGGACCTGCCCCAACTCAACAGAACCAACCGCAATGAAAGGAGGACCACCGTTAGCTCCGCGCACTTCGCTGAACGACGTATCCGCAGAATCGACCCCGGCAACAACAGCGATTGCCCCTGCGTTATCCATTGTGATGCTGTTGACTTTTGCGAAAGCTCCGGCGGCTCGCGTGATAGATTCATCAGCTGCGGCTGCTACCGTGAAAGTCGTTCCTGCTGAATTTGCGGTGAACCCGATAATGTCAACAACATCATTTGACCCACTCGCCGCCACGCCAACAACATTCCGCCCGGTAACAATCCCATCGGGACGAACATCTGGTGCGAACCCAGACGCGCCACTAAAAACCGGGTCGGCTGCGGTGAAGTTTTTATGGTCGCCGCTGTCAGTCAAGGCCACAAAAGAGACAAGCTCCTGGCCTTGTTCCATCTGAATCTTTGCTTCTTTGTTTCTCGCCATGATAATCTCCTTTACGGCTCGTAAGTAAACATGTCACCCCGTGGTGACTTGTAGGTTATTTCTATTTCCATCAGCGCCCCGTTGAAAGGGATCTGCCCTTGACCTACTTGGTAACGCGAATCTCTGACAATCAAATCGGAGACTGTCTCGCCCAGGGCGAAGCTTTCCGCGTCTGAAACTTTAGGTGCTGTCGTTGCTCTGTTCAATGCCGTGGCAACATCTGCAATCATATTGGCGGCTTCGTCAGAGAATGCCTCGTCTCGCGTTTTGTCCCGTGGTGCGATAAAAATTGTCAGCGCGTGGTTGTCGCATGAATACGACTGATCCTCCGCAACCTCATGGCCGACAGTCCAGTAATTTATGTCAGGAATGTGACCTGACTTCGGGGGTGTTTGCGTCTGTCTCCTGATCGTGCAAAAATCCCGCGAATACCCGTTCGCCTCGCTTATGTTCGCAAGCCTTGCGGCCACTTCGTCAAGTATTGTTGTCTCTGCTGGCTTCATAATTGGATATCTTTCAAGTTTGACAGCAAGATCGGTATTTCGTGTGCCATTGCATCGCGCATTCCAAGCCGTGCCGGGACTTCGACTTCTCGGTGCAGGGTAAACATTAATTCGTCATCCAACATAACACCGTATCCGCCTGACTTAAACTTAACAATAAATCCGCCCTCGCTGAATACGTCCCTTGCTGATTTCCGCATGACACCGGATGCCGTCTTATTTGCGTCCGTTGGAATGTTTAAATAAGGGCCGCCAGGAACGTTCTTGTATGCGTTTTTCGCTGTAACCTTGTCACCGTATTCTTGCAATGGGGCATAAATAACACCCTTTGAAAATATCCCAGACCGCAGCGAGTCAAGGTCTGTGCCGGTGTTCTGTGTCCTGATTGATTTCCGCAGCTGTCCTGAACGACTCTGAAGGCTTCCGCCCCTCAAGTTGTTCGTGACTTTTCTTTGTGCTGAAAAGGTGCGCTGTTTTAAAATCTCTTTGCTCTGGCCGAAGAGTTCGGGTGGAATACCTTCAAGATATTCCGCGGCCTCTTCAAGTCCTGATATTGTTACACCCGTGCTCATATACCGTAAGTTCCTAACCATGGGTGTTTATTTTTCGATAAAAGGTTCTTCACAACGGGTAGAATTTGCAGGGCTGGTGTGCTCACAGTACCCCCATCTGTTGTAACGCTGGTTGCTCCTACGTGTTCCTTGGTTTGATATTCGTATGCTGTTTGGATAAGTGCGGCCCGCTCCAGGCTTGCGGGTATTTCGTCTTGAGCGTATCCGCCTGTGTAAACAACAACAACATCAACACCGCTTATTTCCGTTGCGAGTCTTAACCCACCGGCCATGATGGTGTAATCGTCGGAGTCAAGTGCGGTACCGTCCACTGTTACCGATGCGACTGAAACCACTGGTACGGCGTTCAAATAAATGTGACTCGTTCCACATGCCGTCACAGAGGTTGTTTCGGTTCGCGCTTTTTGCTCAAGCTCTCTACCTAATTCGTTTTCAATCGCAGCATCGACGCTCATCTTGATTATTTGCAGCGCCGGGTAGTCTTTGGCACTCTCTTTTTCGAGGTCGAGTAAATCTTTGATCGATTCGAATGGTACAAGTTCAAACATGGTTTAGCCCTTTTTGGTCGTGCGAGTCTTTTTCTTTTCTTCTGTCACTTCTTCGCCTGCACCGCCCTCCATGATAAGGCATGCAACGAATGTAGTCACGTCTTCCCCAACGGTCACAACTTGATCCTTGACGAATGAAACGATTGGCGTTGACGGCTGACTGTCGGCGTATGATCCGTTTTTTTTCATTTTGATTTTCATAACGCTATACTCCAAAGGCGGGGGCTATTAACCCCCGCCGATCAATTAACCAGCTTGCGGGGTTTTGCAAACCTCTGCACCAGCGATAGCTAGTACACCGACAGAAGCACCGGCTGTTACACCGGTAGAAACCACACTCACTCGCACATAACGCTTGATGCTGTGGACGCCTTCTTTGGTAAGAAACGCGCCTTCAGCAGTTGCAGCTCCAAGGGCAGGGAGAGTTCCATAAACAAGCGATGTCGAATCTACATCGGCTGCGTCTGAAAGGTTGGCCGCGTCACCATCTTCAATCTTCAACGTGTACGTTCCGTCAACCCATGCCGTGACCACCATGGCGAAATATAAGCCAAGATCGTAATCCTTGGTGTCAATTATCGCTCCGGTTGTGGTGGTAGAGCTGGTAATTGCCTGTACCTCGAAGGCGTTGATAACGCTTTGCGCGGTGACTTGTTCTTTAATTGGTCCCATCGTGAACCTCACTTCCTTTTATGTGCGGCGAGGGGTTGCCCCGCCGCGTTAAATGTTATTACGATGCGTTGATTTTCAGGATTTTGCCCGCTTGGAAATTCGTCACCGCGCCGCCAGTTCTCTTCGTGGTATAGAAGTGAACATAAGGCTTACTGGTGTAAGGGTCGCGAAGAACGCGGATACCAAACCGGTCCACGATGGTATAGAACTCGCTGAAGTCACCGTAAACAACCGACAGGCTGTTATTCGCGACAACTGGCATATCAGCCATAAGCTGCACGGGTTGCCCGAGCAACATTTTTTTGAACCCCTCGTTCAAGAATCGAGTCTGCAAGATGTACTGCCCATTGTCATCCTTCAACTTCATGACGCTTCCGAAGGTCTTGCGGTGCATACCAAAGACCGCGTTTGCCTGGTAGTCTTCAAGGAGATCAGTTTGCAGATCAATCAGGTCGTCACCGTTGTCGAGCGCCCCGGCTGTGCCTGTTGCTGTGCGCTGTTCAACCTTGTTCCGCTCGTAAACACCGGCAACGGACCATGCGTCGTAAGCCAGGAATCCTTTTGCGGAAGTGCCAGGCCCGACAACGAAGTCGGAGTTTTCATTGCGTCCGATCTTGTCAGAGGCCTTCTTGTCAATCCATGTTTCAAGATCGAAACCGGCATCATCCAACATGCGCTGAGTTGCACGGGGGTTTGCGTAATACTCATGCAGCGGGATTTTGATCAACCCGATTTCACTGGTTGCGGTTTTCGGTCGTGCGGTCGTTTCACCGACTGCCGTTGCAACAAACTCGTCGTCATCCAGCACAATCTCGAACTCATTCGAAGTCGTGGTGACAACGTTTGCAATAGCGCGAATCTGCGAGGTTTCGAAAACGCGTTGGCTAGTGAAATTTGCACGGTCCGTTTGAATGTGGTAACCCCCGTCAGGACCGGAAGCGGAAACCAAGTCCTTGACAAACATTTCCTTTTCGTTGTCTGTCGCCCCGTGCAGACCTTTTGCTAGAATTCCACGGCAGACTTCAGTGTTCAGGTCGTCGCCGATTGCGATACCTTTTCGCAGGTAAAGCTTGTACGCTTCCTTATACTCGGCATTTTCAACAACGCCAGCGTCACCGCCGCCACCTTTGGCCATTTCCTTCTCAAGCGTTTCGACTTGTTCAAGAAGCTCCTTGACCTTCTTTTCATCGGTGGCCGCTTTGTTCTCGACCGCTTGGATTTTCTCAAGGGCATCGGTGGCCGACTTGGTGGCGTTTTCAATGGCCGAAACGTCTACCGCGTTCATTTTACCCTCATAAGTGTCAAGTCTGGTTTGGACTGACTTGATACCTTCGGCTACTTTTGCCAATAAATCTTTATTTTCCTCACTCATTGCCCTGCTCCAATCTCTTTAATGTTTCGCATATACTGTGCGTTGATTCGCAGTGGGTTTCCGCAAAGGCCGAAAGTGTCTTTAAGGCATCCCGCCCGGCGTCGTCGTTGCTTCCCTCGGCATCCCACCGTTTCAGCAATGCAATGACAACCTTTGACGCTTCTTTACTCAGTGGTAACCCTGAACGCAAACCGTTTTCAAGCTCACGCTCTGTCATAGTTTTCAATTCATCTGTACTGAGCGACAATCCGTCGCGTTTCATCTCGGTTATGTTGGCTTCGTTGTTCATGGGGACGGTAACGATGGATATTTCCCAGAGGCCCAATTTTTTAAGGTGCCTTATATCGCCATCCCATTCAGAATCATTGATGAAGTAGCCAATAGACATCTTTGAAACTGATTTAATCCTCATTTGAGGAATAACCCGTTTTTTCACAAAATCGTCATCCAGCGGCATCACCCCGTGAACAAAAAGCCCCTTGGCGTCTTCTCTCAGTTCGATATAGATCCCAACCGGTGATTCCCATTGATGCTGCCACAAGGCAGGGAGGATGTCACCGCTTGCCTTCTGTCCTGCAATGAAATCGGTAAACGCCCCTTGATCGACTACATCAGCACCACGATCAACATTCCCAAAGGTTGAGGCGTACCCCTTAAATTCAAATACTTCTAGTTCTGGATCGATACCAATTGCCTTGGCCTCGACACCATCAGGCAGTGCGACCTTGCCGAAAGCCTTGACTTCGGTTTCCGAAATGACAAACGGGACGACTATTTCTCCCTTATCTTTTTTCATGGGGAACCTCTTTGACTGATCGTTTAAATTTTCCCTGATCACATTGACAATTGCCACAACCGCCTACAAACGCTTTCACTCCGCGCTGTTTGTCACTGATAGGTTTTGGGCTGTCGTTTTTATCTTTCATGGTAACCTCTGTCACTCAAAAGTTAATGAACACCGGCAACTAATACGGTCACTTGCTGACACATCTGGGTCGCCTGGCCACCTTGGCCCTACCAGCGAGCCGAGCTTGACTGAAAACCGGTCATTAATGCCTACCGTCTCCCCGTCGCGCTCTTGGTGTGCTGCCCTTACATTGAACCCTGAATCGCGCCATACCTTTTTTGTTGCCCCTGACATCTCCCCTGCAATCAGTTGCCCTAGTGAAGCTGCTGACCCAGTGATTGTCCTCGATATCCTTAACGCCCTTGCTGGCCCAAAGATACCGGCGTCAATGATCGCTTCTTGCATTTGTGCGATTGTTAACCCTTCTTTCAGCGCCTTGGACACAACCCCTGTAATTTGATTGGCTGTTGACACTTCAATGAGGGAGGTTTCTGTCAATATGAGTCTTTCCGCTTCTACCGTTTCAGCTATCCGCTCTTCGGCTGGCCCGTTCTGCTTTATAGTTATGTTCTTAGCCCATCGTGTCCCCGTCGATATATAATTTTCTTTTATTAGGTCTGTTTGGGCTTCGTGCTGCTCGGCGATTGCCTTGGCTGTTTCCCTTGTTATTGCTTTCTCGGAGTAAACAGCAGTGCCCATTGCTTCGAATAGTCCCTGTTTCTGTTCGTCAAGGATGTTGAGGTAATCACCCGCAAACCTTTCGGCCTCCGCTTCTTGTCTCGCTGCCTCATCCTCCTTAACCCCTTTGGTCAATAAACCGGACTCTCCGACTCCTTTTTTTTTGTAGTCGGCTCGCGCTTCGCTGCAAAGATTTTCCCCGCGTCTGAAAGCGGGACTTCAGCAGCCTTTATCAGCACAACGTCGCCGCCCTCAACCTCTGCCCTGTTTGGCAATAGTGAGCGCAACTCATCAACTGTTTCAACGCCGATTTCCTTACGCTCTTTGAGTTGCTTTAATCGGCGGTCCATCAATGCAGTTATGCCATCAGGGTCGTAGGTAATCTTGACCTTTGCAGGGTCATGCCCAAACCTCGGGACTATAGCCCTGGTAAGCCCAGACAGAAGGAAGTCAAGCGTAGGCAATACAGCGAAGTCGTAAAGCGCCTCTATCGCTGTCGTGTAGTTATTAAATGTTGACGCGGTGACCGTGACAAGGGGGAGGGGGATTTTATACCTCATGAATACCGCCAGAGATGACACCCTGTCAAGCTCTGCGTAATCCATGTCTTTATTGGTAACACCGAATTCCTCAAGAGACATGTCAGCAGATGAAAGGACCGCGATTTTACCGGCGTTGTCTGCCCCTGACAGTTGGTCCGCGATAAGCTCTCGCCGCTCTGTGTGCTGCTCTGCCGTCATCGTATCCTTAAACGTGGCAACCATTGACAGTCGACCACCACGGTCAAGAACGCTCAAGTTGTGAACGCGGCCTTTTATTTGCTGCTTAACGTCAAGGGCAATCGCCCTTAAAAGGGAATCCCCTGCGAGCTCTGTAGCTTCAGAGTTGTAAGCCATAATGCGCCAGAACTCTTTAAGCCCACCATCTAAAAACCGCGCTGTATTTCGTGTCTCAATTGTGTTTCGCAGATAGTTCCCCCGCCCTACCCCCGTGGCAACGTTAAACGATCTAGGGTACAGGTCAACGGCTTGCTGCGGGCTGACAAGAGTGGCCTTGACGGAGTAGACCTCAAGCGGAGGGCGGTTGATATTCCCTACAGCAGTAAAGTCAGTGTTCCCGGTAATGAGAAAGTTTTTAGCCAGCCGTTCGCTAAATGTCCCCCATGTCTGGAAATCGTTTGGCTTCATAAGGAAATCAAGGATCTCGTGTTCTGTGAAAATCTCACCGTCGATCATCACCACTGGAGTTATTTGCTTTATTGAGTCGCCAATCATATCAACAGCGGTCCCGACCGCTGAGCTGGACTGATACATCCTGAACGCCGCCTGCGGTCCGATGTTCTCCCCAGATAGTGCATAATAGGCAATTGATCCGGCTTCAATATCGATAGGTGTGTATGATTTCTTTTCTACGGGGGGTGTTTGTGCTGATTTACTGAAAGAAGGCCATCTCATGCGAAAAATCCCGGCTTCTGAATCGGCCAATATGCCATGACTACGCAATCGGCCAAGTTAGGTGATTTTGTTCCGTCCGGTTTCTTGTCAATCAAAACGCGGCCCTTTCCATCATGTCTATATATAACTTGAGTCAGTTCCTTTGTCAACTGATTTATTTTCGGCAGTGTTGAATCGATAGATATTAGTTCGTCATGTGGGAATTCTTCACCCTTAATGACTGCCCTGTATGTCTTTTCGAACCGCTGCCGGAGAGTCCACCACCCTTGTGCTTTTAGGTTGGCTGCAAAGTCTTTCCATAATGGGGAGTCACGGTCGCCAGACACCATATTCCTGTCAGGAAACTGTACGGCTGACCCTGCACCCCACGGGATTACAGCAAGGCCCTTCGGTATGTCACCTTCACTCTTGAGCCGGTTTGATTCTGCCTTAACTCCAGCCCCTACCCCGATACAATCGTACTGGAGCGAATTGGCTTTAGTTTCTCGGCTGTTAGCAATTGCCCTGCGTGTAGTTACCCCAGTGTCGCCTTTTTTCCATTCATCAAGAGCAAACAGCCTTATCCCTTTTACGGTCGCCTGTGCGTTTGAATCTGCGCCTTCATCGGCAACGTCAAGCCCTGACACCGTTTGCCCGTCGTCTGAGATGTTAAGCTTCTTGTGTGCGTCGATAGCTGCATTCACCCAGGACATCATGATTACGGCGTTCTCGTTGTCGTCTCTGGCTACCCCCCCATAAATATGATTATATTCGTCTATGTCCGAGTCTTTGAGCCGTTTTATTTTCCGCAGCATTGTCTCTGAAACGAACGGATTTTCATCGTAATTGATATGACGAACAATGACCCCGTTTTCAGGATCGTGCGTGAACTCGGTTTCTACGAAATCGGTAACGAACCTGGGGTTATAAAGCAGCCAACACTCCGCGCCCTCTTTTCTAAGCGTTGGTTCGATGATCGACCATTGCTCTTTGTCAAGCCCTTCCGCCTCCTCTATCCATCCAATGTCAGCTCCTTCGAACCCCTTGATTTCTGATATGTGCCGATGGATGCCATAGAAGTGGAATGATGAACCGGTCTTCTTGTGCCGGATGGTGGTCTTCTGAATGTCGAATTCTGCAAGCAATCCAAACCGTTCGATCTGGACCACCAATACAGCGTAAACTGACTCTTGTATTTTGTTTTGGAATTGCCGCATGCAAAGGAATTTGACGCGGTATGTTTTGGCGAGGAATATTGCGAACCCGGCAGCGTCCCATGTTTTCGAGGAAACGCGCCCACCCTTTAGAACTTTCACGTCTGCCTTGGTTTCCCAAAACGAACGAAGGGCGGGGTTAAGGCTTGCTGGTGTCGTAGAAGTCATTGAACCCTTTAGGAGTCATTGAACCGTCTGTGCTCGTGTGGTCAATGTTCTGTGTGTCGGTGTGCATACCTGCCATTTCTAAAGCAAGCTTCTGGTGCTGGAAACTGCCTCCTATTGCCTCCTTAATCAGCGAGTTCACAATGGGGGCTACCTGATCTGTTATCAGTGATTTTGACAGCTCTTTAAAGTAGGCGACAAACTCCGGTTTTTTCTTGGCGTCATAATACACGTCTCTAACCACTTCCGCAGCTTCGCAAACCTCAGTGATAGACTTGCCTATACTGGAAGGGTCCAACAATTGGAGTATGAGCTTTTCCTCCGCTGGTGTCGGTGTGTATTTGTCGCCTATCGTCGCCACTATAATTCCTTTACTGTCCTGTCATACGGTACGCTGTGAATGCTTGGCTTCCGGTTCGCTTTACCCCCACACTTCCCGCAAACCTCAGTCTTTTTACGTGAGGGGCGGTTCCATTTTGTTTCGAAGGTGTTCCCGCAAGGGCAGAGCCATTCATATATTGGCATTATTTACCGCCTATAAAGTTCTTGAGCAGTCCAGCGAACATGTTTGACATAGTTTCGAACTGCTGATGATTTAAGCTGAACAGGTAGTCGTCCCTTATGTCTGGACGGTTATATCTGACGTTCATTTCAATTGCACAAAGTTCAAGTAATTCGTGGCAAAGCGCCACGTAAATTCCCGACTCGCAATTATCCTTGGTTCCTATAGTTATTACTGGTTTTGGATGATAGGTAAGCTGACCAGCACCGCTACTCTGAGCTTTATCCCACACCACTTCAAAGTCAAATGCGTTAACCTTTAACTTGGTTATTCGCTTAACCTTCATTATTTACCAACCTCTTGTGGTGGGTTGCTGTCGTCGAGGTTGTTGTCCGTGGGCTGATGACACCCGTGCTCGCCCTTGTCCATCCTATAGAGACAGTACATTAACTCAACTAAAAACGCGATGATAACTACAAAGATGAACAACCTGAGGACTTCCATTATTTACCCTTCAGCAAGTCGGTTTTGTTTTGACTTGACTTTGTAGTACCATGCCAAAATTGCATTGATCCTATCCAGGCGGTGCCGAGACTTCCAAGCATTGAATAGACCATTGCTGCATTCGCTTCGATCACTTCCATTCGCATAAGCATAACGAAGGCCCCGAAGAAACCAACTGTAAGGAATATTGCAAGGACAGCTGGCATCTTGGAATGAGTGGACTTTTGCATGTCACGCGCTGAATCTTTGTCGTCATAGACTAGCTGATCTTCCTTGATGTCTAGTTCGCGCATTTTGATTTTAAGCTGTGCGTCGATTTGTTTAAGCTCCATCAACTGTGCGGGTGTCGCCTTACTGATAAGCTCTTCCATCCGCGCTTCATCTGGGGTTGTTTCCTCCCCAAACACCGCGCCGATTGCATCCGCTGCCAGGCCTGCCCACGGGCCACCGATAAAGGTTGCCGCCAATGGTGCTATCTTGCCTAATGTCGCTTTCCAATCAAAATCCATAACGTGTCCTTAAAAAGTGCCGGGTGAAGGCTTCTGGAGGTACGACACCCGGCTAATACCGTGTGAACGGCGGAGAGATTCGGTTAAGCCGTTGATGCTCACTATCACCCCACCCCACCTTAAAGCTTACACTCACGACGCCATAAATGTAAACAAGTGGAGGAGGGTGATACTATGCACCAACAGTTGTTGAGCCACCTTTACAGTGGCAAGATCATTCTAACCTCCATTAAGTTCAAAATGATAACTCGGTTTTTGCGGAGAACCGTTAACTCACTTTGAAATTAAAGCTTACTACACTTGTGGATGGGTGTCAAGAAATCACTACTAAACAGCACGTTCAAAATGGTTCGCATCCCAACCCCAATCCCCACCCCACTTGTTAAGAGGGTTGAGGCTTTTCCAGTAATCGCCAAGAAGTTTGATATCCTCGGTCTTGGTGAGATACTTCCCGTCCTTAAAGCAATTGAGGTCTTGAGCACACTTTTTGCCGTGATAAGAGTTGAGTGTTTTAGACTTACCAGCATCAAAGTAGATCTGTTGCATTTCCTGTGGCCGGTATAGTTCGCCGCCCGTTAGCTTGTACCCGTGGTGAGCTGCGAACTTAACCAGGCTTGCCACATCTTGCAAGAATTCCCACTGGTGATCAGATAGCTTCATGTTACTGCTCCTTGTTGGCTGGTTCGTATTGCGATATATGGGCGTTTCTGCACGCCATGCAAAAGTTTAAATCCGAAGTCACACAGTTCCATTCAGTGTATGCTTTGTATCGCTTGCAATTCACTTTCTTACACTCTTTCCCTGTTCTTTGCTTCGGGTAATATGTGCTCATGTTATTGCTCCTTGTTGGTGAGGGCTTCGAGGTCTGCCTCTAGGTCGTTACGTAGTGAGATTGCCCTCCCGACCTCGTCAACCTTTGTCAAAACCTCTAGCAACTTTTTTAGCAGAATAATCAGTTTCCCGTTCTTCTCCCGTTCTTCTGCCAGCTCTCGGCGTAGGGTGTCTTCGATGGGGCGGGTGTCCCAATCATTAACCGCCTCTTCCTCGGTTTCGTAGTAATGGTCCGTAACTTGTCCTAAACATTCCGATGTGAAGCAAATCGGTGCGTATGCCTTTATACCACGCATTTCGTGAGTCAGTATCCCAGCGTCCCCGTTACAGTAGGGACACGCTTTCATTGTCTTGTTACTCATGATCACCTCTTATGATTACTGCTTGCCGCTGCTATGCGGGGTTGAAATTATCCAATCTTGCCACACTCTTCAACTCGGTGAAAACTATTCGCAAGAGCCTTGAAGCTTTTTGTTTTCATTACCGCTTTAAATTCAGGGGCGTCACACTCTACACGTGCAAGATGATATGCCAATTGTGCTACGAGTCGTAAATTTGATTTTATGCCTAAGCTACTGCACGATAAAGTTAACCCGCTTGAAAAATCTAGGTTGGCACCTCTCAGGTTGGCACCTCTCAGGTCGGCACCTCTCAGGTCGGCATCGCTCAGGTCGGCACCGATCAGGTTGGCATCGCTCAGGTCGGCACGTCTCAGGTTGGCATCGATCAGGTTGGCATCGCTCAGGTCGGCACGTCTCAGGTTG